TGGAAGAGGCTACCCTGTATGCGGAGGATGCAGACAAGAAGATTACTAAGCTTCAGAAGGAGAACGATGAACTGAAAGCTGCAATCCAGGCACAGGCTACAATGGGAGCAGTTGCACCGACTTCTGAGGATTCAGAAAAGAAACCGGCGGCCAAAGGCTCAAAGAAAACTGAGTAGGAGGTAGCTTATGTATTTAGCAACGAAAGACGGGAGTTCCTGCCGGATTCCCGAAAGAAAGGCAGCATATTACAAAAGCATGGGCTATTCGCTTGAAAGCCTGGAGCCAGAAGTCAGAACGGGCACATCTTCTCCGAAAGAAAAGAAGACCGGCAAAAAAGATTCAGCTACGCAGGAGGGCGTAAACCCGGCGAATAGCTGATTTTTCTTTGCAGCCTACCAATTTATCAGAAAGGGGTGTTTCGATGGTCCAGGAGGACGTAAGAAGACCGTATGTGGATTTCACATACTACAAAAATGATTACGGTGGCACGCAGATAAAAACGGAGAATGATTTCAAGAGAGTTGAGAATATTTCAGAAGCATTCGTGAACCAGGTTACGTTTGGCCGGATTGCAAGACTGAGTTCAATTGTAGATTCAATCAAGGATGCAATCTGCTGTGTAGCTGATACGGTGGCAGTGCAGAACGAAAAGAGAGAAGCTGTTGTGAAGTCGGAATCTAACGATGGATATTCCATCAGCTATGCGGATGCCATGAATGATATGGCGTTGCATAATGAAATGTATAGGGCTGTGAGGTCATACCTGGCGAACACCGGACTGCTGAACAGGGGGTGGGTGAAAGAGTATGACGACAAACAGTGATGTGACAATCTTTAATCTGAGAATTGGAGCAGACCGCCGGGAAAAACTCTGTGCGACAAGAATCATGGGGGTTTCGTGGTATGGATCAAAGGGAGAGACGGTATCAGACACGGACCGTAGGGATAAGGCAAAATGCGTAATCCGAATCCCGGTCACAGCGACAGTAGAAGCCGGAAAGCAGTATATAAGCGAAGAAAAATACAAGAAGCTGTCAGATGAAGAGGCAGAGAGATACTGGACTATCCAGAAGGGAGCTTATATTGTGCGAGGACAGTATGTGGTGGCCGGACAGTGGTTGTTCGATACGTTCAGTTTCCGCCAGGGCATCATTCTGAAAGAGACGATTGAGGAGCTGGCAAAGCTGAGACAGCACGATGAAGATTTTGTGACTGTCACAGAGTATGCCGACAATACAATCAGAGGAACCGACAGGACGAAGCACTGGAGAATAGGGGGTGCGTGATGGCACTGAAAAAGATCACTACTCCGAAAGGCTCAATCATCAATTCCGGGAACGGGAAAGCGGAGCTGACCTGGAACCAGGATTTTGCGGCAAAAAGGAATGCTCAGTTCAGCAGAAAGCAGATGTTTGTAGATTCGGAGGTACTGAGAAGGTGCAGTCCGAGGGTTCCGTTCCAGACTGGTATGTTGGAGAAATCCGGCAAACTGGGAACGGATGTAGGCAGTGGAGAGGTAGATTACATTGCCCCGTATGCTGCCATGCAGTATTACGGAACAGCAGACACCAGACCGTATGATGCGAACCGAGGAGCACATTGGTTTGAGAGAACGAAGGTGGCTGAAAAAGAAGATATTCTGCGAGGAGCAGATAAGATTTAGGAGGTCACATGGAAGTAAATAGTGTACTGGAGGGCATAACAGAGTATTTTCTGAAATGCCCTCTTTTGAAAGACGGTGTATTCCGGGTAGATGCCCTTGGGCCAGACCCAGTAGAGTACACCATAGAGACCGGGATATTCGACCCGGTAATCCAGAGATATGTAGACGGCAGTTCGGAACGGCAGTATCAGTTCCAGTTCGGTTCCAGGGAGTTTTACAGCATGGACCGGGTACAGAACATAGAGAACAGCACGTTCTATGAAGAATTTGCGGACTGGGTAGAGGAGAACAGCATGGCAGGCAACCTCCCGGAGCTTCCGGAAGGAATGTGTGCAGAAGAGATAGAGGTTCTTTCCCCTGGATATATCTTTGATGGAGCTATGAAGAACGCAAGGTATCAGATTTCCTTGCGATTATTGTATTTTAAGGAGGCAAGTAAAAATGGCAGGTAATGTAAGTGGCGCAAGAGAAGTGGTACAGAGACACCAGTTTGCGGATTATCTGAATATCGGAACATCTGAAAAGCCGAACTGGGTACTGATGGGTGTTGGTTTCACAACACTGGATGAAACCTTCGGAGCAGAGAGCGAATCTGAGAAGTATGTGTGTGAGCCGTCTTCCTCTTCCTCTGTTGTATCCTACACATCGGTATTTCCGTTTGAAGCGAGACTCATTAAGAGCCAGGATGCGGTCAATGCACTGTACCATGTAGGGAGAAATCATTTAACCGGCAGCGATGCAGAATTTGAGTATTGCAGAGTAGAGTTATGGGACCAGAAGCAGAGTGAATCTACACCGGTTGCAAACACATTTGCGGCCAGAAAGTTCCTGGTATCCGCCGAAGTGAGCGGCGTATCTGGAGAGAAGAAACAGAGCATGAGTGGAAATCTCAATGCAGTAGGCGATCCGCTTGACGGATATTTCAACACAGAATCAAAGACATTTGAAGAAGCTGCGGCTTAGAATTTGGAGGTAAAGTAATATGAGCATGTTAAAAATTTGTGGACAGGAATTAGAGTTAGATCTGTTCGATGCAGATACTATGGAGGTTTATGAGAAATCCATGGATGAGGTTGTGAAAAGAGCCAAGGAATCCAAGAAGCATACGGAGCTGTCGAATGCGGACGGCATCCGGGAGATGTGCGGAATCGTGAAGGATTTCTTCGATGAGGTATTTGGAGGCGGAACGGCTGAAAAGCTGTTCAAGGGTAAAAACAACCTGGCAATCTGCATGGAGGCTTTCGGAATTGTTTCTTCTGAGGCTGGTAAGATGAAAGGCCAGGTAAATGCGATCACCAACAAGTATAACATGAACCGGGCACAGAGACGCCAGGAAGGTAAGAAAAATAAGCATGGCAAGAACGGAGCAGTAGTAACGCCAATCGGTAATGCGAGTGGGCGTGATAATTCATGAACCACAACATGCTTGTAGACTATCTTCCGGAAACAGTAGAGATTGAAGGTACGGAGTATGCGATAGAAACAAACTTCCGTACCTTCATTCTGTTTGAAATGATGATGCAGGACCCGGAGCTTTCGGACGCTGAGAAAGCAAGGCAAGGTCTGGAACTGGTATATCCGGAGATTCCGGAGAATCTGGATGCTGCGGTGGATGGGTTGTTGTGGTTCTATGCCGGTGGTAAACGATGGCGTGAGAAGAGAGCCGGAGCAGTAGAAGGGGCGGCAGAAGTGCAAAGGATTTATTCTTTTGAGCATGACGATGATTATATCTATTCGGCGTTTCTGACGCAGTATCACATAGACCTACAGGACATTGAATACCTGCACTGGTGGAAATTCAAGGCTTTGCTGAGAACGCTGTCATCTGACTTGGAGTTTAGTAAGATTATGGAGTATCGAAGCGTAGACATTGATGCGACCATGACGAAGGAGCAGAGAGACTTCTACCGCAGGAAGAAAGAACTGTATGCTTTACCGTTGCCTGCTGATGAGGAAGAGAAGGTAGATGCAATAGCAGAAGCCCTTATGAACGGCGGCGACCTTACGGGACTGCTGTAGGAGGTGACTGGCTATTGAAGATGTAAAGAAGAAAATGATACGGGTGGAATGCCCGGAGTGTAAATATAAAATGCCGTTGTTTTTTGAAGAGACGGCGGAGTGTTCGGGCGTGATGGTCTCCTGCAAAGGGAGAAATTGTCATGCCCGTTTTGAATTGAAAATCAAAGACGGAAAACAAATCAAGTAGTGCCATTATGAGCCGATGATTGAGCCGAAGAATTGAGGTGAGAACATGGGCTATGATGGTACGCTGAAATTTGACACCAGCATAGATAGTTCCGGTTTCCAGAGCGGACTAAGCAAATTATCTGGAATGGCGAGCGGAGCGATTAAGGCTACCACTACTATTCTGGCCGGTGCCGCAACAGCGGTAGCCGGTATTGGTACGGCTGCAATCAAGGTCGGTTCTGACTTTGAGGCAGGAATGAGCAAAGTCCAGTCCATTTCCGGTGCTTCGGCTACGGAGATTCAACAGCTTGCTGATAAGGCAAAGGAAATGGGTGCCAAGACGAAGTTCAGTGCCACAGAAAGTGCCGAGGCTTTCCAGTACATGGCGATGGCCGGATGGAAAACCGGAGATATGCTGAACAGTATTGAAGGTATTATGAACCTGGCGGCAGCGTCTGGGGAAGACCTTGCATCGACGAGTGACATTGTTACCGATGCGATGACTGCCTTCGGACTGGCGGCAGACGGAACAACAACCATCATCAAAAACGGGTACTCGAAGGAAGTTTCCAATGCTACACATTTTGCAGATGTGCTGGCAAAGGCAGCATCCAATTCCAATACCAACGTAGGAATGATGGGCGAGACGTTCAAGTACGTTGCCCCCGTAGCCGGAGCCTTAGGATTCAGCGTTGAAGACTGTGCTACGGCAATCGGTCTGATGGCGAACTCCGGAATTAAGGCGAGCCAGGCAGGTACTTCTCTGCGAAGTATCTTTACAAGAATGGCGAAGCCGACCAAAGAAGTACAAGCGGCTATGGACCAGTTAGGAATCTCGCTGACGAACAGTGATGGTTCCATGAAGTCTCTGAAAGAGATCATGAATGACCTGCGTTCTGGATTTGCAGGCCTGACAGAAGCACAGAAAGCGCAGTTAGCAGCATCACTCGGCGGCCAGGAGGCTATGAGTGGATTGCTGGCTATCGTGAATGCGTCCGATGAAGACTACCAGAAGTTGACGGATTCTATTTACGATGCGGATGGTGCGGCCAAGGAAATGGCGGACACCATGAATGATAACCTACAGGGAGCAATCACACTCTGCAAGAGTGCATTGGAATCTGTAGGTATTGCCCTGTACGAAGAGGTACAGGAACCAATGAAAGAAACGGTCAAAGTCATTACCGGCATGGTAGAGGATATGAATGAAGCCATGGCGGAAAAAGGATTTGACGGTCTGATTGAGTCGTTTGGAAATTCACTCGCTGAGCTGGCACAGATGGCTATGGAGGCAGCACCTACATTGATAGGGGTTGCAGAGGACCTGGTAGGTACGTTCATAAATGCCATCATGGACCACCAGGAAGAATTTGCAGAGGTCGGAGCAACTGTAGTTGCTGAGCTTGTAAAAGCGATTCTGAATGTTGCCGGGGATATGTGGTCCGCCGGTATTTATTTGTTTACGGAATTTCTGCAGGCATTAAGCGACCATTCCGAGGAGATAGGCCGTTCTTTCGGTGAAATGCTGAGTAAAATTGGCGAGGCGGTACAAGAAAATCTGCCGCTTATCATCCAGGCTGCAAAAGATTTCGTAGCCGGATTCTGCGAGGGGCTGAGTGAAGAATTTCCGGGCGTATCTGCACTGATAGAAGGGTTCCTTAATGGATTCATCGATACGGCAAGTACGATTATCCAGGGAATTGTAGATGTGGTTTCTGACCTGTTCAGTGTGATTGATGGAGCAGACCCGAATGTGCTGGAGGCTGTCGGATATGCAATCGGCGTGATTGCGGCGTCCATAGCAGCTCTGAGCGTTGCAAGTTCTGTTCTGTCCTCTGTAGAATCTCTGTTCAAGGTGCTTGACACACTGAAAGGCGGAGTTTCCGGACTGGTTGGAGTAATCGGAAAAGTTGTAGAAGGATTCGCACTCTGGAAGGGCGGAGCCGGAACACTGATGGAAGTTCTGGAACTGGAGTTCCCGAAGGTCGCAGGTATTTTCTCCTCTATCGGAGGAGCAGTTCAGAAGGTAATCGGATTCTTTGCAGAGTTCGGTTCATCAATAGCCGGAATTGGTTCTATCATTGCAGGAGCGATTCTTGCGGTTACCAATTTCGTAGATATGTTTGTAAATGGTTTCAGTGCCATAAAAGAGGTTCTGATGGTAGTCGGTATTGCACTGGCGTCTGTCGGGGCTGTTATCCTTGGGGCACCTGCACTGGTTGCGGCGGCGGTAGCTGGAATTGTAGCTGCGGTAGCAACGGCGGTTGTTCTCATCAAGGAACATTGGGACCAGATTGTAGAATTTTTCAAGAGCATCCCGGAGAAGCTGAGTGAACTTGGTTCGGCTATTTCGGAATGGTTTTCTGGTGTCCTGGATAGCATAGGCGAGTTTATCGACTCTGCGGTTGAGTGGTTTTCAGAACTGCCTGGGAAAATCATAGATGCCATTAACTCACTGGCAGAAAGTTTTGTCGAGTGGGGAGCTTCGATGCTGGAAACGGCATCTGAGGTAGTATCGCAGATTATTGATTCGATTGTGCAGTTCTTTACGGACCTGCCATACAAAATCGGTTATGCGATAGGCTTTGTAATTGGTACGCTGATTGAATGGGGAGCAAATGTGATTAACTGGATCACAACGAATGTTCCTCAGATGATAGATAGCATCATTAAGTTTTTCTCTGAATTGCCGGGGAAAATCTGGAACTGGCTGGTAAACACCTACAACAAACTGGTTGAATGGGGAAGTCAGATACTCCAGAAAGCCGGAGAGATAGCAAGCAACTGTATAGACAACATTGTGAAGTTCTTCTCCGAATTGCCGGGCAAGATTTGGAACTGGCTGACTGATGCCTTTAATAAGCTGGTAACGTGGGGTTCCAACACCCTACAGAAAGCGAAGGAGATAGCTTCTAACACGATAGATGCAATCGTCAATTTCTTCTCCCAGTTGCCAGGAAAAATCTGGACCTGGTTAAGTAATACGCTACAGAAGGTAATCCAGTGGGGTTCCGATATGGTAGCGAAGGGAAGACAGGCAGCATCTGATTTGTGCAGTGCCGTCATAAATGGCGTAGCGAACTTGCCGTCCCAGATAGCGAATGTAGGCTACAACATCGTGATGGGTGTATGGAACGGAATCTGTAATGCGGCCGGTTGGTTCAGACGCCAGGTGCAGAGTTTCTTCTCCGGCATCGTAGACGGTGTTAAGGGAGCATTAGGTATTCACTCCCCGTCCAAAGTCTTTGCAGATGAGATTGGTAAGTGGATTCCACCTGGTATCGGCGTAGGTATTGAAGCCGAGATGCCAGACCTGTATAAGCAGATGGATGATGAGATGGCCAGTCTTGGAAAGCGGATGCAGACGGCGGTTAATGTGGAAACCGGAAAGATTGCTGTTGATAAGAAGGTCAGCACAACATACAAAGTCGAGAAAGAAAAGCAGGGTGTCTTCGAGAGTGGAGACACAACGGTAGAGATTACCGGAGAGACACACGTTCATGTAGATTTGGACGGTAGGGAAGTTGGAGATGCAACAACACCGATTGTCGATGAAAACATGGCGAGAATTGATACACACAAGAAGAGAGGAGGTTAATCATGTCGGGAGTAGGCATTACGTTTGATGAGACGCATTCGTTCCGGGACTGGGGCTTAAGACTCAAGAAGATTGTTATCGGCATACCGAAAGCAAAGACAGAGTACGTGAGCGTCCCCGGCATGAACGGGGACCTGGATCTCTCAGAAGCTCAGAACGGCGGCGTAAAATATGAGATGCGGACCTTGAAATTCACATTCGGGGCAAGAAACTGTAGTTATGAAAGATGGAGCGGTCTGTTAAGTCAGATCGCTTCTGATTTGCAGGGGATCTCGAAGAGAATCATCCTCGACACCGACAAGGGATATTATTATACCGGCAGGTGCGAGATAGAGACAGAGAAGAATAACGATGTAACGGCGGAGATTGTTATAAGCTGCAAATGCGAGCCGTATAAAATCAGCGTGGATTCTTCGGATGAGCCTTGGAAGTGGGATACGTTCAGCTTCATCAATGGCGTTATCCGGAACACCTCAGACATCACGATCAGCTCTGGCTCCGGTTGGCAGAAAGTCAGCCTGGACGGTTGGGTTCATAATGAAACGCTCAGAATTGTTTCCAATGCGGAAATGAAGGTAAGGTATCGTAATTCGACCTATACGATATATACTGGCGAGAATATCATGTATGACATTGTCCTGTACAAGGGAGTGAATGATCTTTACTTCCAGGGAAGGGGCAAAGTCACGCTGATTCACAGAGGAGGGATGCTGTAGATGTATACGATTAAAGCCTATGTGGACGGCAAAGAGTACACGATTCACGATGCCAGGGTAAAAGCACTGACCGTTGGTGGAAATCCGTATTTTGAAATCGGAGATAACATCAACGGTTCAGCAACCTTCGAGGTGTTTCCGACACACCCGTACTATGACAAGGTTAAGAAGCTGACAACAGATATTGTGATTTACCGGGATGATGAGCCGGAGTTTTATGGGCGAGTTCTCTACGATGATGAAGATTTTTCTGGAACAAAGAAAGTCTTCGTCGAAGGAGAACTTGCCTTTTTGTGTGACAGCATCCAGAGACCAAAGGTTTATCACAACATCTCGGTCAAGGCGTATGTGCAGGATTTGATAGATATTCATAATGCACAGGTAGAGGAGAGAAAGCAGTTCGTTGTCGGCAGGGTAACGGTAAAGGATTCTAATGATTCACTGTACCGGTATTCCAATTACGAAAATACCAGAACGGCATTTAAGGATAAGCTGACGAGCAGACTTGGAGGACATCTGGTTATCCGGCATGAAGACGGGCTGAGAATCTTGGATTACCTGTCGGATGAAGATTATTACACAAGAAATACACAAGGCATCCGGTTCGGCAAGAATCTGCTGGACTTTTCAAAGAATATGGATGCCTCTGATTTGGTTACCTGCGTGATCCCGTTGGGAGCGAAGCTGGATGAAGAAGACCAGGACCCGGCGCTTGAGGCTATCTCTGAACAGAGGATAACGATTGCGAGCGTAAATGGTGGCGTTGATTATGTCACGGATGATAACGCCGTGAAGGAGTACGGGAAGATATACAAGACCGTAACCTGGGACGATGTGACTCTTCCGGAAAATCTCAAGAAAAAGGGAGAGGAATATCTGAAATCTGCTCAGTTCGAGAAGATGGTCTTGGAAGTGAAAGCAATAGATCTGAACCTCACGGATGATTCCTTCCAGCAATTTGAGGTTGGAAACAAGATTCAGTGTGTATCGACACCGAACGGTCTGGATAAGGAATTCCCGTTGACGAAGAAGAAGGTATACATTACAAGCTTCAAGAATAATACGGTTACGCTGGGCGATGAAACAAGCGTCAAGTCGTACACATCGTCAAACCGCCAGAATACGGCTGAAATCGAAGAGACGATAAAATCCTTGCCGAGCAAGTCAGAAATCTTGCAGGAGGCTCTCAGAAGCGCACAAGACCTCATAAACAAACAGGTAGCCAGTGGATATGCAGTGCATGTTCCGAATGAGTTCATTGTTGCCGATGATAAGGATTATAAAAACAAAGCCAAGAACCTGTGGAGATGGGGACTTGGCGGTTTTGCTCATTACAGCCAGGGATATGACGGACCTATAGACGGTGTGGCTCTGACGATGGATGGAAAGATTAACGGTAAGATGCTGCTGGCAAATTCTGTGAAGACAGAATCCCTGGATGCCGGGTATCGGACATCCGTGGAGACGAAGATATCCGAAAGTGAAACAGCAGCCAATGAGCACGCAGACAATACAGTAAGAGTGGCAAGGGAAGAAATAGAAAATTCTATTTCCAACATGGAGAACCGCATTGAACTGTCTGTGCGAAGTGTTAAGGAAAGAGTTACCAGAAAGAATTATATAACCGGTGGAGAACAGGAAACATTGGATCTGGCCAGATTCTCAATATCCGGAGCAACCAGCATTTGCAAGGTGGAGAAGTCGGAGTTTCTGAACATGAACGCCTTTAAGCTGACCTTTTCCAGAACCGGAGCAGTAACGCTGACACAGAGTCTGGGAACCCTGGAGGCTGGCAATTATAAGATCGCTGTTGAAGCGGCGTATCCGGAAGGTTCAAAGTACCGACCGTCTTATATCCGGTACGGATTTTCCGAAAATAAGTCCACGGCTTATCTCAGTGGATATACCGCAGATGAATACCATGCATACAGCAAAGAGGTCAAGATCACGAAAGCTGCAAAGTCTGTAGCTGTGACGGTATACGGATATTCCGGAAGCGTATTGTATGTAACGGATATCCGGTGTTTGAGGGATATGCAGGAACTGTTGGACGATATCGATGCAAGACTGGATGTCGAAGTCGGGAAAGTATCTGCAACTGTGTCCGAAGTATACGAAAACTCATTGCACAATTATTGTAGCAATGGGAATTTTTCGGATAGCACTGATAAGTTTACCGGATGGAATAGAAGTAGTGCTGCACAAATAACGCAGACTACCTTTTCTGGAAAAAGCTGTGCGAAGATAGAGAATAATACTTCGACCTATAGCCTCTCATGGTACCAGAGACCGTGGGCGAAAAAAGGGAAAGTGACTGTAAGGTTCAAAGCTGCTTGTGATACGGAAGATTCCGGAAAAGCACGGATACGAGTCACGATTGACGGAAAAGCATTTCTTACGACTGCCGGAGAACTTGGAAGTGGATGGAAACAGTTTGAATTTACAGCCGAAGCTACACCATCGTATTTTCACACATACTTTTATAACTATGTGGCGGATACGACTGTATATATCACTGATGTTGAAATCCTTGGTTATATATCCGCATACTCAGAAAGCCAGTTGAGTGTATTGAAAGACTCCATCGAGGCAGAGGTCAAGAGAGCAACAAAAGGCGAGGAAGATCTGAAGGCATCTATCAAAGTCAATGCCGATAATATTACCAGCAAGGTAAGCAAGGGAGATTTTGGTTCATATGTTACTCAGTATTATGACAGAGTAATTACGGCATTCAACAACAGCAGTAAGTATGTGCAGATCAGTGCAGGAGAGATAGCCATTTATGATTATGGCGTGTCTTCGTCAAAGAAACGAGCGGTATTCGATGAAAGCGGAAACCATTTCTATCGGGATGGTTATTATGTCGGATGTATTGGCACAAACCAGTGGGCTCAGAACAATTCTCATAAGGGGCTGGTGTTCGACCTGGAGCCACAGGGAAAGTACATGGCGTTCGCTCAGAAAGCCAGCGCATCAGCCAGCTCATACACGACAATGTTATGTTTCAGCCGTGCGAACTCTATTTACGATGAGTATGGCGTGAATATGGGTTGCAATCTGATTGGAAACTGGTACACGCTGAAGAACTTCAAGATAGGTTCGATTTCTGCTGGAGGATATACCGCATTTAGCGGAGCAATACCGATTGTATGTGAGATCACGAACAACGGTAACAGTTGGACGTATTCACATCTCAGAGTTTACAACGGAATCATAGTAGGTTACTGGAACTAAGAAGGAGGCAAGAAGATGGAAATTATTTTTCCGAGAGGAGACGCACCGGAAAAGGTAGCGAAAAACAGTGTAGCTGTAGGAACCATTAAAAGAGAGCAGGAGGTAAAGGAAGATGGAAGAGAAGAAAAAGCCGGGCAGACCGCTTAGTGTTATTTATGCTGATGCAAAACAGGCAATCACAAGGCAGGTTGGAAACACGATGGCGGCTTACGGGTTGCCTATTTTTATGGCAGAGGGGATTCTGAGCGGAGTGCTTGCTGAAATCAGATCAAATGCTGCAAACGAACTTGCGGACGATACAGCCAGATATGAAGAGGAATTGAAAGAATATTATGAAACCGAGGCGAAAGAGAAACAGGAGACTTTCGAGAAAGAAAAAGAAGAGCTGATTACGCTTTTTGAAAATCCGGAAGAAGTCCCGGGCGCATCGGAAGAAAATGTTGCCGGAGAGGAGCCTGTTATCGAGGAGGTGGAGTAAATGGCAGATATTTCCCAGGAAATAGATCAGCTTAGAAATGCGGTCTATGGAGAAGAGGTGCGAGGAGCTTTTATCTCCTGTATGCAGAAGATTCACGAGGAAAATGAAAGCTACAACAGCATCAAAGAGTCAGTAAATCAGTCGGCGGCTACCATGCAAGAGCAGGTAGAATCTATCAACACGAAGTCTGAGGAAGTCAAAGCTGCATTGCAGAACCTGACTATAGCAATCACCAATGGTAAAGCTCAGCAGGATGCAAATGAAAAAGCTACCGCAGCCGGAAAGACACAGCAGACTGCAACCGAGAAAGCTACCGCAGCCGGAAAGACACAGCAGACTGCAACCGAGAAAGCTACAGAGGCCAGCAAAACACAGCAGACAGCTTTACAGAAAGTCGTTGATTCTGCAAAACAGATTGACTCAGCGATCCAGCAGTCTGTAACGGCAGCGAACCAGGCGACGCAGGATGCAAAGCAGGCGGCTGAACTGGCATCTACAGCAGCCGGGAATGCGGATGGTGCGACTTCTGCGGCAACCCAGGCGGCTAAGAACGCCAAACTGGCTACTGATAATGCGAATAAAGCAGAACAGTCTAGGTCACAGGCTGAAACTGCCAGAGTCCAGGCTGAGCAGGCGAGATCCCAGGCTGAATCAGACAGAGCATCTGCGGAGCAGACAAGAACCGCCAGTGAAAATGTCCGGATTCAGAACGAGAAGGACAGGCAGGCGAATACTGCGGATGCCATTGCTAAGGCGAAAGAGGCTACAGAGATACTTATTAACCAGGTCAACACGATTGCGTTCCAGATTAACCCGGATGACAAGGGACTTGACGCAATCATTTTAAGTGCATAGGAGGCAGAAAATGAGTGAGACAATCAATATCCCCAGAGACACGACCATGCAGTTACTGGTCAAAGTTCACAGAGATCAGATTGCTGGAGAAATGGATCTGAAATATAAAGAGAAAGTTGCGGCAGCTACTTCCAAAGCGGAGGTAGATGCCCTTTTTACTGAATGGTGGAAGATTCAATATAATCCGGAGCTTTTCACGAAAGCGGAGATGCTGGAGAGATGGTTCGGAAATGTTCTGGTTGATTCCAGAGTTCACGGCGTAACGACACCAAGATATGATAAGAGTACGTCCATGATCGGAACCTTAACGGATGATTCCACAGGACTGACATGTACACCTTCCACAGAATCTACAGCCGGTAATGATCCGTTTGCACACCTTCCACAGTTTTGGTGTCTGGAGGTTGCGGCAGAGAAAAAAGCAGATGGTTCCCATGAGATTTTCTATGTAGAACACATTGACGATACAGCAAAGGTCAGAGGTGGAGAACATCTGTGTTGGATGATCCAGAAGAACACCTACAAGCGTGAATGGCAGGACAAGGATTACAAATATCTGAAAACCAGATGTACACCGGCTCCAGGCTACAAACGTTGGAAAGAAGGCACAGACCGAACCGGAAAAGTGCATGAGTACATGGCACATCCGAAATATTACGCTGGTCTGGACGCAGACGGAGCGATCACTTGCGGAACTGGACTGGCACCGGTCAACCGTACCTCACATTCAACCGGAGTAACCAGATGGAGAGCCAGAGGAACACAGTATTCCGGAGCATCTGGATCACTTCTGAAGTTCCTGGATGCTATGATGCGTCTGAAATATGGACGTAAAGGAAACTCCGGAAAGATTGAAGGATGCTCAAGCTACAGTTTCCAGTACACGGTAGCCGTGGCTGAGACCGGAGTGGAGCGAGTAATTCTGACCACAGCACAGGCGGCAAACCTGTTCGTGGGTTCTGCGGTCATGCTGGGAACCAATGCATCGACCGATAGAAACGCTGCCAGTGCATACTCCATTTTTGATGCGAAGTTAATCACAGCGATTGAGACTGTGAACATTGACGGCACAGACTATTCCGCAGTGTACGTGGACAATGGTGGAAAGACTTTTGACACAGTAGTCGGAACCACGATGTTATCTACCGCTCCGTACTATTCCGGATGGAATGACAATGTACTGGGTAGAGATGGTAGCCGATACAGCCCGACATCCGGAAAAGAGCCTGGAATGATTCAGGGCGTTGAGTTCATGAACGGTTCATATCTGATCGTCAGTGATGAATTATGGCAGTGGAGCACGGATGCAGACGGAAATTACAAGTTTGACTGCTTCAAATGCTATGACCAGTCAAAGGTTGGCTCTGCAATCAATGAAAATTACGACAAAGTGGATGTTCCGACACTGGTATTTCCGAAAGATACGGCGGCATGGACTTGGAAGTACATCACGGACAATGCAATCAGTGATGATGTTCTGTGGCCGGAGGCAACCAACGCAAGCGGAAGCGGCGTTGGAGTGGGAGCTGGCTTCTATTGCGTACCTGCGGCGTCTGGTGTTCGTGCGGCTTGGTGCTTTGGCTCCTTGTACGGCGGTGGTTTTGCTGGCGTTCCTTGCCGTGTCTCGGACGCTGGGGTGTCTAACGCTTCCTGGGGCGGCTCTCTCGGAGCACCTGGTCTTGAGGGTTAAAAACGGGGTGAATGCGAAGCAGAGGGGCAGTAAGCCCCTTTATTGTCTTATTTGCAAATAAAATAATTTTAGGGTTATACGGTGTCTGGGAGCTGGCTTCAATTGCGAACCTGCGGCGTCTGGTGTTCGTGCGGCTTGGTGCTTTGGCAACTTGAACAACGGTGGTAATGCTGGCGTTCCTTGCCGTAACTCGAACAATGGGGTGTCTAACGCTAACTGGAACGGCTCTCTCGGAGCAACTGGTACAATTTTGAAAAGAGTATTTAAAAATCATTGCACCGTATAATCCTCGCTTATGTGCGAAAATAACTTGAAACCAACGAGGCTAGTACCTACGGGGAAAGCCACGGCAGTAACCAGATGATAGTAAGGAGGTTTGATGAAAACCTATTGCAAACCGGCAACCGTGAATGTTGAGGACTGGAAATTCAACGAGATTGCCGTAATAGAATGTTTCCGGAATAAGCGTGGAAGAAACGATTTCCAACGTCTGCTATGCAAGACCGGAAAGATCACGAAGCGTCAGATTGCAGAAGACCGGCTGAACCAGGATTTCAAGAGAACCCTGGAGGCTGAGAGCGAAGTTGCGAAGATGCTGACACAGCGTATCGTTGACCGTGATCTGCAATTAAAGCCGATTCGCCAATTTCAAAGGGTGGATGGGCTGACGCAGAAACTAAGAGACATCTGCCAGGAATCTCCGGAACAGCAGGTGTTTGAGTATATCGCTGTCTTTGCTTTGAAACCTCTTTTCCGGGCAAAGATTCTGCCGGTCCAGTATGGGAGCATCCCAAAGAAAGGCGGAGTTGCTGGAAAGAGGAAGATTGAAAGACTTCTGAGAAAGAAATTCCACGGCAAGGTTGTAGCAATCAAAGGAGATGTAACGAAAGCCTATCCATCGGTAACGGTGGATATCGTGATGGAGATGTTGAGAAGAGACATCGGCAAAAATAAAGTGATGCTATGGTTCCTGGGTGCTCTTATGAGCAATTATCCTGGGAACCATTTGTGTATTGGCGGATATCTTCCGGCATGGCTGTTCAATTATGTTATGAGCTATGTTCTGAGATACATCTACGAGCAGGCACAAATACGCAGAGGAAAGCGGAATAGGCTTGTCTATGCGGTTGTATGTTATGCGGATGATTTCACGATTTACGGCGATATCTCGAAGCTGAGAAAAGCAATGAAGAAAGCCACGGTCTGGGCGCATGATAAGTTCGGATTGAAAATCAAGGATATCTGGCAATTCTACCAGGTAGCTTCGTTTGATGAAGAACGGGAGAACCTGGAAGAGCGAAGGAAAGGCAGTAAGAAAAGGACGCCCGGAGTTGATATGATGGGCTATGTAGTCCGGAGGAGATACACGATCATCCGTGGGAGGGTATTCCGGAGAATCCGGAGGCAAGTGCTCAGAGCCTGGGAAGATTTCAAGGCGAAAGGATTTATCCCATGGTGGAGAGCCTGCCGGATTGCAGCATACAAAGGCTGGATAAAGCATAGCAACAGTTTGAAATTCCGGATGGAGTATTGTTTTGATAAGCTATTCAAAATGTGTTCATACAGTGCAAGTAAGCACGGAAAGGAAGTAGAAAATGAGAAGAGAATCTTACTTATCGCAGCCATCGGAGATTGAAATCTACCCGGTGTTTTCTGGTACAGATGTGATTCTAAGACAGAGCATCGAGCTGGTGGAGAGAGAAGAGATCCTAGATGGAAAGAAAAGTAAATACAAAGTCTGGGAATGTGACGAAGTGCAGTTCCACTACGACGGAGAAGTAACCGAGAAAGAGATCGAAGCCGATTTTGACTACTGGCTTAAGAAAGCGGAGGAAGTACCAGATCCATCCAGTGTAGAAAATCTGAGCCTTGAGGATTCCAGAAAAGCGAAATACCGGGAAATCGCATCTGCATGTGAGGAGACGATTTACGCCGGAGTAGATGTGAGTACATCTTCCGGAGTGGAGCATTTCAGCTTGACAGAAAAAGATCAGCTGAATCTTTTCGGAAAGAAAATGCAGTTGCTGGCAGGAGAGGAAAAGCTGGAATACCACGAAGACGGTCAGCCTTGTAAGTATTTCACAGCCGCAGATATGCAGAAAATCGTTGACCGGGCAATGTTCTATGTGTCCTACAACACAACCTACTGCAATGCGGTCAACATGTGGATCAAGTCAGCAGAGAAAGCGAGTGATCTGGAGCAGATCCAGTGGGGAGCTGAGATTCCGGAAGAGTTCCAGAACGAGGTTCTGAAAGATTACATGAAGATTCTGGCATCCGGAGGTATTTCGTAATGAAAAGCATAATCAAATATCCAATGCTCTTTCTTTTCGGAGGGAGCATTTATTATTTGCTGGAAATTATCTTCCGTGGCTATTCATTCACGGCAATGATAATCTGCGGAGGCCTGTGCTTCACTATCTGCGGTGCAATCAATGAGAAGAACCGGTGCATGCCACTGGTTTTGCAACAGTTAGTTGCGGCGACAGGGATCACGGCAATAGAATTTCTGTTCGGACTGGTTCTGAACGTATGGCTCGGTCTGCGTATGTGGGACTATAGCAATATGCCTGGAAATATCCTCGGTCAGATATGCCCTCAGTTCACGGCATTATGGTTCTTTTTGTCTGCGCTGGGAATTATCTTGGACGATTATATTCGCTGGGTATTTTTCGGAGAAGAGAAGCCGCATTACCACCTATTCCGGAAGAAGGAAGAGAGAAGAGAAAGAGAATGACAAAGCTACAGATTATCTCAAAGCTCTGGTCGGCAATCTATGACCTGGTATTTCTGGTCAAGGGAACACCGACAAAGAGCCTGGAAGAAATAGAGGCAGATCTTGACATTGTTGAGTATGCGTGCCGGAAGTATGCAGACTGTGACGATGATGAGATAACATTTGAGAGCAGATGAGGGACAGCCTATGCGGATACGAGCAGAGCCACGGAAGTAGATTAGTTCTGAAAATCCGAAGTAAAATCAGAAAGGAGAAACCAATGCAGTTATTGATAGCTGCCGGTGTGCCATCTGCCATCGTAGCATTTTGTTTCTGGTTACTGGAAAGACGGATCCAGGAACGTGCAGAAGCGGAGAAAGACGAACGGGCACGCAGACAAAAAGAACAGGATGACAAAGAGAAGAACCGTGAGGAGTTACAGTACATGATGCTGAAAGCTCTTGACGGTTCTCTTTGTTTGTCGGAGGCAACAGCCAAAGCAGTACAGAGAATCCCGGATACGAAGTGCAACGGGGACATGCACGCCGCATTAGACTATGAGCTGGAGCAGAAACATGATCTGGAGAACTTTCTGACAAGGCAGGGAGTAAACCATATCACAGGGGAATGAAATGGAAGGCTGTATTTGCCCGATATTCGCCTTTATAGCGTTTAGGCAATAATTTCCCCATTCAAACAATTAAAAACGCTACAGGGAACTATCAAGAGATTACAAAGTATAACAGGAGGATTGATTCTATGGAATTATTGAATTTTTTAAGCCAGGTGCCGATTCCGGTTCTGATTCTGGTGATTGCAGTGCTGGTCGTTGTGACAGCAGTGGTCGTATATCAGTATGCGAAAGCGAAGGGACTGGATGGCATCCGGAAAGAGGTGTACAAGCTGTTCCTGCACGCTGAACATATCTACAAAGAGTCCGGCCAGGGAGAACAGAAACTGAAATGGGTAGTACAGCAGGCAAGAGGATTGCTGCCTAAGTGGTTGCAGGTAATCATGTCCGAAGAGGTACTGCTGAAAATTATTGACTGGTGGTTCAAGGAAGTTAAGGACCTTTTGGATGATGGAAAGGTAAATGGCTCTCAGAACTGATCGGAGAAGGGAGAGAGGAGCTATGGGCTTAAAAATCCTATTGGTGTACCTTTTGGGGATTTTGCTGTGTCAGCCGGTCTATATCTGGGGTATCCGGACACTGTGCCGGATGGAAGATGAAGACGAAGAACTATACTGCCAGGACAATGGCATGTATTATGAGCCAAACAAGCCGAATTATCCGCTTGTGATAGTGTTGCTGCTGATAGCAGGAATCTTCTGGCCGTTGGTAATTTTGTTTGCGGTGTTCGTTCCGTTGACATTTTTGCTGATGGACAAGATGGGACAGTTGCATCCGAAAGATGATGATGAGATGGACCCAGAAGAGGACACATACTTATGACCGGGTGGGGAGAAATCCCTGCCCCTTTTTTATGAATGAAGGAGAATTTACAAATGGCAATAGAACGGAATACATACACAGATATTTTGTTTGACGCTTTGATGGTTGCTGGTTGCACGATATATGGTGCATGTGCGGCTATGGGGAATATTTACGCAGAATCCGGAGCGAATCCCCGGAATCTGGAAAATCTCTGCGAGAAGAAATTGAACTATAAATACACGGACGATACCTACACGGAAGCAGTAGACTCCGGAAAGATAACGAGAGCGTTGTTCCTGCATCCGTTGGGAGATTCCAGGCAGTACGGTTACGGATTCTGCCAGTGGACATCTGCCGGAAGAAAGGCCGGCCTTTACGATCTGGTCAAGTCCAGAGGAGTGTCCATCGGAGATGCGAAGGCGCAGACGGAGTATATGCTGAGCGAATTGCAGAAGAGCTATAAGAGCGTCTGGAAGGTATTACAGACAGCGACATCAGTACAGGAAGCGTCTGATATCTTTCTGGTTAAGTTCGAGGCTCCGACGAATACCGGTTCGGCAGTGAAGAAAACAAGGGCTTCTTACGGGGAGCAGTATTTAAAGATTTACCAGAATCAGAAGAAGGAGGAAAACAAAGTGAGCAAAATTGAAAATGCAGTAGCAAGAGCAGAGGCAATCGCCCTGGACGATTCACACGGTTACGACCAGGTAGACCGTTGGGGCAAACCGAATTACGATTGTTCCGGGCTGGTAATCAGATGTTTGGAAGAGGCCGGAATCCCGGCAAAGTCAAGCGGAGCAACCTATACAGGCAACATGCCGGAGGTTCTGCCAAAAATCGGATTCAAGGATGTTGTAAAATCCGTGGATCTGGCAACCGGTAGCGGAATGATCCGTGGAGATGTCCTGCTCGGAAATGGACACACAGCATTCTACTGCGGAAATGGTAAACTGGTGCACGCAAGTATCAACGAGAAAGGAACGGTCACAGGAGGAAAGTCTGGAGATCAGACCGGTAGAGAAATCTGCATCCGCAGCTATTACAATAAGCCGTGGATTCATGTGTACCGTTACACCGGAGTGACAGCATCTGCATCCGGAACGGTTAATGTGAGAAATTATCTCCAGAAAGGCGATTCCGGGGACGCAGTAAAAGAAATGCAGAAAATGCTGATCGGTTGCGGATTCTCCTGCGGAAGTTCCGGAGTAGACGGTTCTTTTGGCGGAGACACAGAGAAAGCTCTGCTTGCGTTCCAGGCATTTTACGGTTTGGAGCAGGATGGCAAGTACGGACCGGCATCTAAGGCTAAGTTGGTTTCTGTTTACAACGGAAAGACAGCAGCCAGTGCTCCGGAAAAGAAGAACACTCCGTCTTATACTGCCGGACATGAATACACCTTGCAGGTAGAGCTGAAAGTCCGGACGGGTCCTGGAACAAACTACAGCGCAAAGAAACATACGCAGTTGACGGCTGACGGTCAGAAACACGATAAGGACAATGATGGCTGCCTGGATGCAGGAACGGTCGTAACGTGCCAGGAAGTACGGAATGTCGGAAACGATATCTGGATGAAAGCACCGAGCGGTTGGATGGCTGCTTATTACGATGGCAAAGTATACATCAAATAATGCCTTTATGGCAAGGAACTAAGAAAATTAAACACACCTCTTATGGTCAAAAAAGGAAAATATGTCACATTGCCCCGGTATCACGCCGGGGCTTCTTTTTTTATTGCGGAGCAAGTCCGTAGAATAAATCAATATACAAAATTCACAAAATTCCCCTTCAAATTTGACGAAATGTGCCTGAGCAACGACAGACGTTTTTAGATACTAACTTATGCCTAAGAGCTAAAAGCTGGTATAGAAGCGTGTACGATGTTATAGACCTATATGTTAAAAATGCAATTCTGCGAAGTTCAATCTGAGTCCCAAAGTTATCCACAGGAAGAATGTTGATAATGTGAATAAGTCGAAAAATCGAAGCAAAAAAACATTTCCTATATATAAAACCTTGTAAGATTTCTTATATGATTTCTACACCATAATTAGAGATAGAGTAAGAGATAGAGATAAAGATAGATAAAGAGATAAAAAAGAATAGCACTTTGCGTTGCAAAGATGCTACACACACTAATTCGACAGCTCGAAAAATAATTGAAAAATAGAAGCAAAACACTTGACACGTTCGAGTTATCGAAGTATAATAAAGTTACAAAATAACAAAACAAATACACGATACAAAGTAATGCAGGCGGCAAGGTTGATGGAATAGTACATATGCTTGTCAGACGGTTCCAACCCCGTAGGAATGCAGAGGACAGAACAAATGAGAAAGGAGGAATTGCCCGTTGGGAAAAAGAAAACGCAGGATTGAAGAAAAAGAAGAAGAGCTGCTTTCAGAGCAGTTGAAGAAGACCAAAATTGAAATTTATGAATGCTGGACACATATCGTAATTTCCATAGTAACAATGCTGATAGCAGTTGTTACGGCAGTTTTGACCTGGTTCAAGTAATGTTCTGAAAAACAGCTCGGTAGCCGGGGAGACAAGTTCTCCTCGTGCTACCAAGTTTATCACAGAGGAGGCAGAAAGTAAATGAAGAAAAGCAGAAGAATGTTTTCACTGGCTATGCTGGTGTGTTTGATTGTCGGAGTTTCAACCGGAATCAGAGAATGTATCGGAGCCGCATGTGCGCTGGCATTCGTAAATGCAACACTCGGGCTGGAAGATTTAGAGAAGAAAATGGAGGATAAGAAATAATGGATGCAAAGAATCAGCAGGACAGAGCAAAAATGGTAGAAGAAGCGGTTGGTCGTATGTGCCGCCTGGGAATGATGCCGCAGGTAATCACAAAATTCAGAAAGCAGGGAACGGTCCTTAAATCTGAGACGGCAGGTATTCTGTACGATTTGAACGATGAGGAGAAGAAAGCAGTTACTGACTGGGAAGAAGAAAGCGGCGGCATTGTATACGCTGCAATATTGAACAATACGGTGTTTGGAAGATGCCTGGCGTTGCTGTATGTCAGTGCAGAGGATGAGGAGTGGGAACTGGATAGAGAAGACCTGGAAGGAAGAGTTCCACTTGCGTATGTGGCAAATTTGGACGCTCCGGATTGTTCCGAACTTGGAAGCATTGGAATTGCATCTGCAAATGGCGGCTTAGTAAGAACAGAGTAGGAGGTGGCGTGATGCTGGAATATAACGAGCAGACGGAAAATCTGATGGAGATTGCTATGATGCTGGAACAGCTCAAAGGCGAGAGCGAGTATCTGTTTGAGGTACTGACAGACATTGATAGCATAACTTGGAAACAGAAATTTGTTGACTGGGCGAATGAGTTCACAGAAACCTATGAGCCGAACAAGGATGTGTGGCCGGGAAACTACCTGGAAGTGATTGAGGGATTTGCCAGAGAGAAAATCCTGGAGTTCGCCGGAGTGGAGGAAAAGGAGTAATGAGACTGAGAAGAGCAGCGAAAGGCATTGTCAGAAAAGGCAAAAAGTCGAGCGTATACAGAATCGGATTCAACGATGGAGATGAAACAGAGCTGACCGCAAATGGTATAAACGAACTGGAGAAACTGTGGTTCTCTTTATGTCCGGAATTTGAATGCGAGCCGGACAGCGTGGACTATGTAAAAAGAGTAGGATGTGAGGAGGAAGACTGATGGGAAAAGAGTATGAGGAAATCAAGGCTGAGATAAGCGTCCGAATCAGCACAGAGGACATTGACGATATTGTCACAACGGCACTGGAGGGCGGTATTTGCTACTGGTGCAAGCGAGCGGAAGTCAAAGGAAAGTACCTTGGAGAATTTGCATCGGAGCAGATCAGCAGAGGAGGGATCCTGGTGCTGCATGATTCAGTGGACGGCAAGAAGAGAGAACTGAACAAGGAAAAGTTACTCAGCGGAGTAAAGCAGTACCTGGAGGACGAAAACAAGCCGTACAATATCCTGGTGGATGCGACAGATTCTGTGGGATGCAGCAAAGGAGTTTATGAACTGGATTGTTGTATGGTAGATGCGATAGTGGCAGACATGATTATCCAGTATGCGACATTCGATGATGTTATTTACGGATAGGAGGACACCGGGATGGAGGAAAAGAAAATTGTAGTGTATGTCCTGCATGGGTTCTGGGAGAACGAATTTACAAATGGGTGTGCAGTGGTGGATGTGTCGATTGACCTGGAGACGGTCATGAAGAAACTGGATGAAATCGTTGAGAGCAAGGCACGAGAGTATGTGAAGGTGCAGGAGGATAAAGCCGAGGAAGAACGGGGATTCCGGTATTTTGAAATATGGGATGAGAACGGGCAGAGTGCTAAATTCTATATCGTAGAGCAGTATCTGGAATTATCACAGAGTATGATGGAGGCGATTGCTGAATCGTTAGCGAAAGGAGCAGGAAAATGAGAAAAGCATATCGGTGTGAGCATACAGTACCGCCGGTTTGGTGGTTTACCTTCGCAGACAGAAATGCGTTGGGAGAGGAAATTGTAGTAGAGTTCCGAAAGAACGAAAACACGCATGGAAAGCATTCACTTCCGGCAATGTGGAAGAGAAAGGGATTCATAGATAAAGAACCGGAAACGTGGTGGGGCGTTCAGACCTATGTAACGGACCGGCAGGGCAGATGTTCCGGAAAGTACAATCCGACAACCAAGGATGGAAAACTGAATTTTGAGTGGCTGTTGGAGGCAACCGAGGAAAATCAACAGAAGATAATTGATGAGATTTACCGCAGGGCAAACGCTATCTGGTACAGGGAAGATTGGTATCTGGAAGACCTGGAAGAAGCAATCCGGAGTACAGGCCTGGAAGTAACCCAGGAAAGGGTAGACAAGCTGTTGGAGGAGTGCCACCGGATATTTGATGATAAATCCGGAAGAAATGAGATGCTGGCCCGGAAAGCAAGCGAGCTGTTTGAGGAGGAGTAGGAAATGTTTGGAAGACTGATTCTTGAAACCTATGTACAGGACAGATGCCGGGACATCAGATTTAAGGATGAACACTTGACCTGGTTTGAGATTAAAAAGAACGATGCGAAGCGGATTGTGAAGAGAATGGGGTGGGAGAGCCTGGCAGATTTTTTGAACAATTACACCTGGGATGATACGGAGATTCTGTACCAGATAGCTGATAGCTGCGGAATGATAGTTGCTGATTGGATTGAAAGAGAGGTAGAGGATGGAAGAAATTAGAGGAACTGATTGCAACGAGCTGATAAAAAAGGTTCTGGAAGTTGAGGAGATGCGACCGGTGGACCTGGCAAAGAAAATCGGGGTGAGCAGACAGTATGCGAACCAGATTATTTCCAGAAGCAAATGCGGTATTCGCTGTGACACGTTGGAGAAAATCGTAAGTGCGTTGGGATATGAAATTGCCCTGGTAAAAATAATTGAAAAATAGAAGTAAAACACTTGACACGTTCGAGTTATCGAAGTATAATAAAGTTACAAAATAACAAAACAAATACACGATACAAACGGAGGTAGTCAAGATGAACGCATTAGTAATATACAGAAGCCTGTTAAGTGAAAGAGATAAAAATGAATTTGGTTATCCGGAATGGGATGCAGCACAGAAGATGCTGCGGGTGTTCATTGAAAAAGCCCTGGAAGCTGGAGAAGAAATCATTGCTGATGAAATCGTAGATGAGCTGTGTTCTTTGAGCGATTGTGGATGCACGCTGGAAGATGAGGCAGTGAAAGCAGACTTGGAGATGCTTGAAAAGTATGGATTTGGTAGCCGAGCAGACAAAGTAAGAGAGCTTTGTTGGAAGTAGGCTTATTTTTTTGCCCGCAAGGTTCGAGAAATCGAAGTAGTAATTCAAAGGAGCGAAGAATATGGCAAAGAGATCAAGAGCAAATAGAACTGAAAAGGCTACATACCAGAACATCCGGAATGAGCATAAATATATAGACGTTGTTCATCATGGAGATGGTCATTATTACATAATCCAGTACATAAAGCATGAGCTCCCAGAAAGAACGGTTGTCAATTATATGGGAACCAGATGCGGACACAAACAGAAGTTCAGGATTGGAAAAGGGACGCTGTTGAGCATCCTGGAAGATTACAGGAAGGTGGAGGCATAGAGGTATGACAAAGCAGGAATTTGAAAAGAGAATTGGGGCTGAGATAAGCCAGAAAGATTATTCAATCGTGGAGCATGTGTATACATGGCATCCGTCCATCAGCGAGGTAGAGGGTAAGGAACAGATAGCAGAGTTGTATAAGTCCTTTGGAATGCCAATCATCAAGAATATGATGGAGGCTGCGAACTATGCAGAGACGCTTGACCGGGCAATGGAACAGGCACAGAGACAGGTGGAGGAGCTGAGAAAGCGAATCATCAGAGTTGCGAAAGGGGACCTGGTAGTGGAACAGTGCATCACAGAGGCTAAGAAATTATTTGAGACGGTCAATGATCCGCACGAGTGGGATGTGGCAGTTTCTTATCTGAAAAAAAGATACGGAGCAGATGCAGTAGACGAAGCCATTAAAATTGAGCATCTGGAAATGTAGGAGAGGAGTGAGAGTATGGCAGACAGAAGCAATGCCAGGCTGAATGAAGAGATTGAAAGCAAAATCAGACAGTGGGACGGCACAATATTTGGAGCATCGTTGAAAAATATGTACGAGAATGGTACGAGCTATGAAGGTATCTGTGAGTATGCAGATATTGATTACGAAGATTACGAGGAGGAATAGAGATGGCAGACATGACACTGAGAGAGTTTTGCGAGAGATACCGCAAGGGAGATTTCCTTGCGAAAGACAGAAAGACCCAGATTGAGGCCGGTTGGTATGACTGGTTTTGCAGTGACAAAGCACTGGCAGGCCGGCTGGCGAAAATCTGGAGCATCTTGAAAGGGGTTACGAGCGATTACATCCTGAATAACTACAGGGTATGGTTCAAGAATAACTGCCCGATGGTCGGTCCGATCTATGATGATGTGAGATTCGAACCGCTTGACGAAGAGAAGAGGGATGAGTTGTATTTTGGGGTTGCTATAGATGATGAACGCAGAGACAACAAGTATATTATCTTCACTGCCAGAAATGATTACGAGGATGAGTGCGGATTTGATAATGTCCGGGAGGTGCGGCAGTTCATCAATGGGTGGGAAGAAGAGTTGAAAAATGAGGAGTTTTACAAAGAAAGGGAGCGGAAGAAAGAAGAGCTGAAAAAGGAGAATGATAGATGTCTTGCACTGTTAAGAGAAGCAGATGAGATTTTGGGAAAGCACGAGGAATAATGTATGCAGGATATGAAAGTGGCACTATTCACGATTGAGGATTTGAAAAAGAATCATCCGGATTATTACAGACGGTTAAACCCGAAATGCCAGGTTTGCCAGAATATTTTAAGCAGCAGTGAATGTGATATGTGCGAGGATTTTGATATGTTCGCCAGAGTAAAGGAGGAAATGAAGTGAGACAGGCAGAGTTTGCGGAACTGAGCAGGGAAGTAATACCGGTACTGGATAAGCTGACGGAGATTGCAGGCCAGCATGGAACGGCAGAAAAGCTGGTAAGCATTACATTGAGTGCAGAAGGTTATATTCATTTTACGGTACATGACAGTGGAATGTGTCTGAGCAGATTAAAAAGAGAAGATGCACCGGAGTTGGAAATCAGAAAACAGTTATCCCAGGAAATGGGAAGAGAGGAGAACTGATATGGCAAGTTTGAATGTTAAGACAGAGTATTCAGAGTATAAGGACTGTAAGTTAAGAGTCGGTAAGTATGTGGAAGACAATAGCGTTGCTGTTGAAATTTATAACAGATGGGATGGACCTATTGCGAGAGTAACTACCTGCCTGTGCGACCGTTCGTTGGCAGAAGATGAGGCGTATGTTGACACCAATAATTGCCCTTGGGCGGTAGCTTTTCTGGAAGAAAACGGATTTGCAGAGAGAACCGGGCGCACTCGGAGAAGCGGTTACTGCGAATATCCGGCAATGAAATTCGACAGAAGCAAGATGACAGAGTTTGAGGAGGAAAGTTAAGATGGAGAGCTATAGAGAGTTAAGAGACAGACAGCAGAAAGAGTTCAATGAGCTGCCGTTGGGGTTTGCGTTCTCAGATAAGCAGTTTGATGAAATGATGGGAAAATGGGGACTTGATCCGGAGAAAGACCTGGATAAGATTTATCGGATTCCGGGCGGTGGATTCATCCAGAAGAAAGATCACAAGCATTTCCATGAGGTACTGGACCGGCACAACGCTGAGATGGAGGAGGCAAAGGCGGCCGATGAAGATGGAACAGGATTTCTTTACCAGATGTTCAAGTACGAACTGGATAATCACGAGTACGGATACACTGGAGATTGTGAAGATACCTTGGATAGTCTGGGGTTGACATGGGAAGAGGTTACAGCGTCTCCGAGACTGTTAAAGGCACTGGATAAGGCGTCTACGGAGATTAGAAAGAGAGAAGGATGCTAATGAATGATAGACCGAGAGCCAGGGAAAAGGAAAGGCGGAAACTTATAAGAAAATACGGTTACGCAGGCTATTTTACCAAGTTTGTACTACCTGTAAAGAAGGTAGAAAACATGATAGAGGGCGATTTGATACGCAGATGTGATGTACTGAAAATCATTGAGAATATTAAGTGTGATAGCAGTATTCCTAAGAATTACGGAACGTTGTTAGACATCATGAGAAAGATAAGAACTTTGCCTGCGGTAGATACCCTGGAAAAAACAGGATTACTCCATAAAGGAGAGAAAGGAAAAGGGTGCTAAGCATGGAACTAAAAACGATTGACGGATGGGGCAAGAGTAACTGCGGAAGTTGGGATGAATATTGCAAGCCGGGAGAAAGAGTAGATGAAGGAGTGGCAGATTATTTTCTGAATATCATGCCACCCAGAATAATGAAAATGGGATATTTCCAGGTTGTGGAACCTCACAGTACAGCAGTGAATCCGAAAACGAAGCGGTATTCGGAAACATATGCCACATTTTTGAAGGTTGAAAAAGGAGTATGGGAGTACAGAGGACATTGCTTTACAGGAGAAATTACGGATGTTGAGCAGCATAAAAACATGGCGGTTAGCCACTGATTTAGGGAGGTGCGGAGCATGAAAAAGTTTATGAAGAGCATGAAGAAATTTTTTAAGGCAATGAAGAAGCTGGCGAAGTAGGGAGGCAGAGATCATGAATAAGTCAAGAAATATGAAATCCGGAGCAGGCTATATGCTCCGGAGAGAAGATTATAAAAGAGTGAAGAAGATGGACCGGCAGCAGTTTGAGAACTTCTGCAAGAATCTGTACCAGACAGCGTATGAGGAGGGCAGGCGGTCAGTCCCGGGGATTGATATTACGGAAGTGCAGAAAGCAATCAGTGAGACGCCGGGAATCGGAGCGAAGAGACTGGAGGCAATCATGGAAAGCCTCAACAGCAAATTTGCGAAGGAGGAAGATGCGTGATGAATAGAGAAGGACGGACAGTAAATGTCAAAGACTGGGGCCGCCTGGGAGCAAAGAGAGTAGTTTTATACGAAGACAGAGGCGAGCTTAGATTTACAGATGGGTTTCATGATATGAGAATGACACAGGCCAGAATGGAAGCATTTGTTCCTGGCGGAGATGCAGTTCTGGCGGATGTGTACCGGAGAGTGAGAGGAACCAGAAGCTGGCATCCGGTTGTAAAAGAGCTGAAAAAATTATTGGATGAGATAGGGGAGAAGCGGTATGAAGATTGAACCAAGGAAAGAATCGGACAGAGGCGGTTGGCTGTGTATGCCGTTGTTAGCCAGTGTGCCGGAAGGAAAAGAAGGATGGGAAAAGGTGCGTTGCCCGGTATGTGGAGCACTTTGCTGGAAAAGACCGGAGGATGCAGGCGTGATTTACCATAGCAATCTCGACGGAGCGTGTTGTACGTTATGTGCTTTGAAGAAAGGAGCTGGCAGGTTATGAAGAGAAGTGAGCAGATCGTAGAATTGATGGATGATGTAAAGAAGATTATCTCACAGATGGCAGTGGTGGATGTATGTGAGGAAGAGAAGCCGGTAGAGGTTGGAAAAACCATTATGACAAGCCGGGAGGTGGCGGATATGTTCCAGGAATATCACTCGGTTACATATCGCAGAATCGCACAGCTTATCGTGGAGCTGGAACCGATGGAGCAGACAGAGTTCAAAATGGCACAGTTCAAGGCAAGACACCAGGAGTACCCGATGTGGGAACTGACTGAAAAAGCCTGCAAGCTCTATCTGACGAGAATGAAAAGAGATAGATGCTACGGGAAAAAGAAGACTGGCATTGAGAAGATGGAAAAAGAACTTCGCTGTCGGGTAAGTGGCCAGAAACTGGTAGAGGATGCAGAGAGTGGATACAAGGACGTCCGGGAACTGTTCAATCAGTTTATTACCGGTCCGAAGGGCGAAAACCGGGAGATTCCAGAACTGACGCAGGCCTACGAACGGCTGAGAGCGGTTATGGAGGCACAGGTTCCTGGGGCGAAAGCTGATACGGCGATAACATCTGCGGTATACGATGTGGCGATAGAGTCAGAAATGCAGGGGTTCATTTACGGATTTCAGTTGTTCGGAGCGGTTCTGCAGGGATGTGGCAGTTCAAGAAGATGTGCCGGAGAAAATTAAGGGCAGATAGGAGGAATCATGGAGAATAAGTTAGTAAAGCTAAAACCATGCCCGTTCTGCGGCTGCGGAGATAGAAGAGTGGGAATCCGCAGGATGGGTAACAACGGATATAGAATTTGTTGCTCGAAGTGTGGAAGTCTCGGACCTCATGTATCAGTGAAGGACTGGAACGGGCAGAAGGAGCTTGCACAGAAAGAGGCAAGAGAAAAATGGAATGAAAGGGCGTGAGAAAATGGATAGAGAAGAGTTTATGAGAGAGTTGGAAGATGTGTTCCAGGATGAGCCGGATAACAATAAACTGAATGTGGTTCTGGACCTTGCGGATGCGTATGTAGAATATGAATACGAGGAAAGAAAAAAGTCTGAAAAAGTGCAATGGGGAAAAGATGTGTGTGCTGCGGCAGGAGAGGATACAGATGAATTTCCGGAGCAGGTGTTTGTTTCTATTTCTGAGAAGTTAGAGGATAGAATGCTGGAGAATAACGGCGATCTGGAATATGCAGTAGTGCAGGAAGTTGTAAATGAGTTCTGGGAACAGGAGGCGGAAGAGGAAGATGCTGATTGTAAGTCAGAATAAAGAGAAAGTGCTGTGGTTTGGAAGAGCCTTTAACGCTCTGGAGTATTCGGAGCAGGTAGACCACAAAGGAAAGAAGGAAACTGTCAGACACACGATTTGCATATCTGACGGTTGTTTGGAAGAGATTGCAGAGTACCCGACAAAAGAGAGGTGCTTACAGGTGCTGAAAGACTTCTGCGGCGCACATGAGAACGAATGCTATACGGTTGAGTTCTTTGACGTTGCAGCACAGGCGACAAGACCGGCAATGTACAAGAAGAACATCGTGTATGAGTTCCCAGCAGAGTAATGAGGAGGAGGGGCGATGATGGAACACAAAATCACGATTATGAAATATCAGTTGGTGTTTCCAGGGATGACAAAAAAGCTGTTCGATGAGAAAGAGAGATTCTATCAGATTACAGCCATCAGCATCAGACTGGACGAACTCCAGACAAAAGGTGCGGTATTGCAGAAAATGGGAAAACCAACAAAGAACGGCACTAGAATGACATTTGCACCGGTGCAGAGTGCTGGAGAGTATGAGGCAGAGATGCAGCGGATTCTGGAAGATGGGAAAAAGTTGGGTCTGAAATTTGAAAAGAAAAAGGAGGAAAAGTGATGGAGAGCAGTGAAGTTGTAAAAATTAGAGTAGAGAATATATATCCGCATCCGGATAATCCGAGAAAAGACCTCGGAGATGTGACAGAGCTGGCGGAATCAATGAAGAAACATGGAGTCATGCAGAATCTGACGGTTATTCCGGCAAGTGCATTGACGGCAGACCCGGAAGATCAGCCGGATGCCGATAAGGTTTCGGTAATCAGTGATTTCCATGCGCTGATAGGGCACAGAAGACTGGAGGCGGCAAAATTAGCAGGCCTGGTAGAAGTTCCATGCCAGATTAGAAGCAAGATTTCCCGGAAAGAGCAGGTAGGTATCATGCTGTTAGAGAACATCCAGCGTGAAGACCTCACGATCCAGGAGCAGGCCCAGGGATTCCAGATGATGCTTGACCTGGGAGATACGGAAGACCAGATTGCAGAAAAGACCGGATTCAGTAAATCAACCGTCCGGCATAGGCTGAATATTGCGAAGCTGGACCAGGAGAAATTGAAAGAGAAGCAGCAGGATGATGCTTTTCAGCTCACATTGAAAGACCTGTACGAACTGGAGAAAATCAAGGATGTAGAGATGCGAAATGAGATTCTGGATAAGGCCAGCAGTTCCAGAGATATTGTGAGCCGGGTTCAGAATGAGATTACAAATACCAAGAAGAAAGAGAATGCAAAGAAGCTCAAAGCGAAGCTGAAAAAGATGGGAGTAGAGAAAGCACCGGAGCAGTATTCGCAGCAGATGTACAATGGGAAGTGGAAAACGGTGATAGAGATCAACTTGACAGACGATGTGCCGGATGAGATTGAACTGCCAGAGCAGAAAGGGCAGATGTACTGGTATGAGACATGGCGAGATTTGAGAATTGTTACGAAAGCTCCAAAGGAAAAGAAGAAGCCGACAAAAGAAGAGCTGGCGAAGAAAGAGCAGGATAGAAAGTCAAAAGAGGTAAAGGAAATTCTGAAAGGAAGTGCTGCCAGAAGAAAAGATTTTATCTCCGGAATTATTTCTGGAAAAATTCCGGCTCTTAAGGACGAAAATGTAGCGAGAGAAAAAATCTGGGAAGCCCTGGTACTGATTGGTTACGGTTTGTACGGTTCGATTGCGAGAGGCTTTTTCCTGGAGGGCGATGAGTGGAAGTACAGCGAAGAAGAGAGAAAGCAGGCAACTGAGACGTTCCAAGGATTGAGCATTACACATCAAATGCTTGTATTCTTGCATGGGTCGATGAATACGGTAGGAGAAACCTATGATTATAGCGGACGCTACGCCAAAGAAAAGGCAGACAAACTGCTGAAAGGGTATGAAGCCCTCGAACTGTTTGGGTGGTTCTTTGAGATGGATGAGGAGAAGCGAGTTCTGGACGGAACAAGTGAGTTATTTGCACCTGCGGAAGAAAAGTAAACTACTGACTTGCCAACTGGCGCAAAGTCGGCTATTATAATAGGAAGAAGGAGCTACAAAGTAGCGGTGCATAAGTAGTGAAATGAAGGCACGCCCTCTACATGGGGGATGCCATGATGATTGAATAAAAAATTCGTTTATGACAAAAATACGATGCTGAAAGAAAACGACCATATAGGAACACCCGCGAAGCCCTATATGGTCGTTTTTTTGTCCAGCGAATCTTCTAAATCTTTCTTTTTCCCTGCCGAAAAACAGAAGATTTTATTAAGGTTTCTGAAAACGAGCGAAACTGGGTT